CTCTTCCGATCTTACTTCCACCAAAACTAACCTGCAAATCATATGTATTACTTAACAAATTAATATTCAACCTTGCCTGACCATTACTATCCGTAACTCTCGTATATGACACTCCATTAACAGTTAAAGTAATAACCACATTCTTCATAGGTTTATTTGAATTATCAGTCATAGTGCAAATAACATAAGTACCTTTTTTAACAGTAGTTCCCGAAATATCTGCACCTTCACTATTAACCACACTTGTTTGACTCCAACCTTTTTTAACACTACAAGATTTACTTGCTTTCGCAGTAATAACATCTATATCATTAACATCATACTCATCAGGATTAACATCAGCCAATTTCTCACAAAAACTAGCTTCAATAAGATAATCACCAACCAACAAATGGTTCTCCAAATAAGCAACACCATTACTATTCGTAGCTTTAGGATAATCCAAACCATTAGCAGTAATATTAACCACTTTACCTGCAGGAACTGGTTTACCACCACTGGTCAAGAGGAAATCCCAACCCCCTTGATCATAATACAAATAATCATCAAATAAAGGAGTTAATTTATAAGTATCATCAAACACTTCAACCGTAACCTTTTCAGATAAAGCATAATCATAACCATCAACTTCAGCCCAAACTGCCTGAACAGTATGCTCACCAATTTCATCAAAAATATATTCAATATAATTAGGAGGTTCACTTCCAGGATTATATGCTCCGGTGTCCATATATAGTGTTGCAGGAATCATTTCCCCATCAACAATAAAACAAACTTCTGCAAAGTCAAGATTACCACTCCAAACCTTAAACCTACAAGGTTGACTAATACCTAATTTAGAAACTTCCACATTATCAGTATTCAACAAAGTAAGACTTAAATTAGTATATGATGGAGTAAACTCCTCACTATCAACACCAATACAATCAGACCTTAACAATCTTTTACTGCCAATACAAACTGGGAATAAATTACTATTATCCACTAATTCATAATTATGAGGATATTCACTAACTGAATCACCCACTCTCTCTGCATACACACGAGTAAACTCATCTAAAAAGTTAATATCCTCTGTAGGGTGAGATACTCTAACAAAAGGTCTTCCTCTCCAAACAGTTAAAATAGTGTCTGATATTTGGAATTCTATTTTATCATCAGTAAAACTGTTAATATTCATATCATCATACTTAGTCAGTTGCAAAGTATTAGTTAAAATATATTGTTTACTTATCCTATCATACTTGTACAATGTGAGTTTCCCATTTAAACGATTTACTCCCACACGAATTAAACCATTAGTAATGTAAACTACTGAATGACTATTATCTAAATTAACTAATTGTGTTCCTTCCCTGCTTTCTAAACTAACTCCAGTATGATATTGATAATATGGTGTTAAATTATAACTGCATTCTGTCCCATCATCATTTAAATAAAAGATAGTTCCATCTTCAGACTCTCTTGTATAAATTATATCCTTGTTTGGAACTGGGAATGGACTTACAAGTAAGTTTTGATAATATGGACTGTACTCGTTACTTATTGTTAATTCACTTAACTGATAATTGAAATAATGTATAATTGGAGTTGCATCAAGATCTTGATTATTATTTTTTAATTCCACTTCAAAATAATAATCCCCATTTTCAAGAGCTATGTCTTCCAATATTAATTCTTTACCAGAGAAACCAGTGTCAACAACAGTTAATTTATCATTCAATAATTTAAATTGTAAATCAGAACCAAATAAAGGAGTTCCAGTATTTGGTTCAGTAGCATCATTAGCTAATTGGATTTTACGATTAATAATTACTTTATAAGCATCTTTATATAATACTCTTCCAATAACTCTGCAAGAATGCTCTTCTCCATCATGTGTAAAATCAAAATACTCATATTCAAATACTGTATTACCTGAAACACTATCAACTAAACGGAATATTCTTGAAACATGATTATCTCTTGATTCAGTATTAACCGTACTTGCCCAGTTCATATCAACCATACATTTGATTGATAATTTATCCTGTGACCTTATTTTAAAATATTCCTTTTCATCTAACACTACAATATTTCTACGGTTCACATCAACATTGTCCCCATTATAACCAATAGTTCCAGTTGAACTGCAGTAAAATGCGTCGCTTAAGTCACAACCACTTTTATAAGTTGGTTTAAGCAGATTTGGGAGGAAATAATCAGAAACTCTGCTTCCTTTATTGATTAAAAATCTTGTATTAATATTATGTGTAATATATTTTACATCTATATCACAATCATACCATAATGGATTATTACCCACTCTATCAGTAGTAATCTTGTAAATTTCACACCAACCACGATGATTAAGAGCATCTCCTTCAAAACACAAATGATTAGTGTTTATAGGAATTGGTTTATCCATTTCAATCATACCTTGAACTGTAGACACGTCAACAGGAGGCAATCTCACATTCAAACTTATATCCTCATCAATAGCTCCTTTTTTACCCATATACCTTTTATTCTTATAATAAGTATTAAGCAAAGTATCTTTAAAAGTGGATTTCGGTTTGTAATGTGTTTGTTTTAATTTAACGCAACCAATATAATCAATATCATCAAATCTTTTAGCACATAAAGTAGGTTTTTTAACTTTAACAATACTTTCAGGCTCTACAGTTCTACAAGGTAAAATATAAGCTCCAGTTTCAACAGTTGAAACTAATCTACCTCCACAAACATAAGTATCTTTACAGTTAAAAGAAAACACATAATCATAAGGAGCTTCCACAAAATAATCATAAGAATATGTTGTTTGAGTATCTGTAGCTACTACTTCAACTGTAGCATCACCAGTTTTCACAGGATAAAAATAAACATCAAAACTAACATCAACATACTCTCCTTTAGGAACATTAAAAGATATTAATCCATTAGGAGCATCAACTGATTTAACAGTAACATCTTTACTACAATGGTCAAGATTAGCAACTATCTTATAAGGTTGTCCTTGATTAGGGAGCAACACTTCAAAATCAGCAGTACCATCATTATTAAAAGTTTTACCATCAACAGTAATTATTGACTCCGCACCTTTATGACATTCATTAGTTGAGATAACTAATTGCTCATCTGCTTCTGCTTCAATATTGGCATTTTTATTTATGTATAACCATCTATCCCATGAACCAATATTCTCCCCATGGAATCTAACTAACTTATAACCACTTGTTCTTCCGTAGAATGTAAATGTAGCATAACAAACACCACTTTTACCATGATTTAACAATGTTAAAGTATTAGTGTTATTATCCCATTCACATCTTGTACAAGCAACATCTTTAATATGCAATCCTTTAGGTAAATCCACTTCTAATTTATCCCCACCTTTCAAATTAGGTGCAGACATATTCTGTATTTGGATTTTAGCAGTAAATGGCAATCCACAAGAAGTATTATACCCTAAATTATTCACTACACTATAACTATCCACTTGTCTTGAAGTAAATGGGAAATCAGAACCAAACACAAAATAAGGTGTTTCATAATTAACAGTTACTCTAACCCAATCCAAATATATTAAACCTGATGAATCTAACTGATTAGGTGGGAATTGTAAAATAATACCAAATAAATTAGAATTAATCTCTGATTTCTTAATATTTTTACTAAGTAAATCCGCTTCAGTTATTTTATAAGAATAAATATTTTTATAAACACTAACAAGATTATCATTATCCACTCTAAATGTATTAGTGAAATCTAAATTATTATGCCCAATACTCCTACCATAATTCACAAATCCTACTGGAGCAGTTGTTTTAACAGAAGAATTACATGATAATTTCACTTCAAAAGTAATATCCTTAATATATTGGTGTTCATTCAAATCCAAATGAAAACCATACACATATAATTGCTGTGGAACTTTACCATCAACATAAGAACCAGTTGCAAAAGTATCAGTATCTTGAAGAATATTATTCAAATCTTTCCAAGTAGTAGAATCCACTCCACCATGAGCTACTTCATCAAAACTGGTTGCATATTTAACTGTTTTCATACTTCAGTCCTCACATCCCATATCACACCATTAACTGGGAACACAACCTCATTCTTAACACGAACAGTCTTCGGAACAATACTATAAGCAATCACATACCCAGTATCAGCACTACATAAAAACAAAGCTTTCAAATCAGTGAAACCATCACCAACATCAATTTGAAAACTACCTTGAGCAATACTAATATAACGATTACCATTAATCCCATGATTATAATTAATCGCAACCAAACCATTATCCCCAATATCTATCAAAGTTACTTTATTATTCAAAGTACCAAACTCATCAAGACAATCATTAATATTATCAGGACAATCAGTTGAAACCATAAAACGAAAATTCTTATTCAAACCATCCATATCCTCAGTATCAAAATAACCTTCACGATTAATATTATCTAAAAAATCATCAACTCTTCTGAAATTAAAAATATATTCAGCATCACTCATGCATCACACCTCACATTTTCTTTAATCCTCCAACCAATAGTCCCTGCAGGAATAATTATTTTATTAGTGCATGGGAATCTATCTGATAAAATACAGTAAGCCACAACTTTTTTAGTTGTAGTGTGTCTTATGAATAATGCTTTCACAAAAATATTATCCTCACCAATATCTATTGTACTGTCTTCAGGGAATGAGATTGTTCTTTCCCATGATCCACTTTCTCCACCATACACTAATTTGACTGTTGCAAGTTTCCCTGTGTGAATGTTGACTGTGTTTTTTAATTGTCCATTTTCTATTGCATCATCAATATCATGTAATTGATTTGTGTCTGATGTGTCTGCTATGATTATTTCATAGTCTGTTTTTGATGGTGTCATGGTGTCTGCACCATACCATCCTGTTTTATTCCAGTTGTCCCAGAATGTTTCGATTAATGTCATGTCAAATACGAAACTTTGTTGTACCATGTTGTTTTTCCTCCTAAAAAAAGTTGAAGAAACTACCTTAAATAGATAGCCTCATATATATGTAAAAAGGGTATTTATGTGTGTTTTGTTAAACCCCTATAATATTCGAAGTATTCATAGCTTCTGCCATGCCCTTTTTAACTCCACTCTGTATTTTACTATCCAAATCATCAACACCGTACACATCACCCTCAATACGGACAGAAACAGTTATAGAATTGTTTGTTGTATTACCAATATCCATATTTCCAGAAGGTGAACCTGCAGATGCTGAAGGAGTCCAAGTTCTTCTCTTTTGCCACCCAGTAGTGTCCATTTTCTGACCATTAATCACAGCCCACACATGAGGAACACCATTCCAAGAACCATGAGCCATACTACCACTAAAACCACAGGTACGAGCCAAAGCCAATAAAGCATTAGTACCATCATAACAATTCACAGCACCAGTCTGCAAAGCAGCAACCCAATTACCACACTTACTACTATCCATATAAAAATCATATTGAATAGCACTAAACAATGCTTCAGCCATACGTTTGAATTCATCAAAACTAACATTAGGCTGACCATTCAAAAATCTTTTAACTTTAAAATTAGTATTAGTATCAATCCAACCCATAATCCTTGGAGATTTAGCATCCCACTCATTAGTGGTGTTTTTAATTTTACTGAAATGTTTCGGACTCCAATCTCTCCAAGTACCAAAAGCACCATTCATGAAACTTGCCAAGAACTCATTAACATTAACTTTTTGATTTGTTTCAATACAAGAACCATTAGGACACATCATCTTCAGCAAATCATTTAACTTCATTGATTCAGGTAAACCAGTTGGAGGAGTTCCTGCTCCATGTTTTCCAAAACTAGAGGTTAAACTTGGACTGCCTGCACTACCACTTGTTTTACCGAAAACACGGTTAACTGCTTTCACACCACGATTATATCTTCCACGATTAGTGTATCTTGGAGTTGAATCAGGGTCCCCTGCCCCCCAACTACTTGGGTTTTGCAATTTACGGTAAAAACGACCAATAGTACCACTTAACTGATTAAAATGACTTGTTGATTGTGTTTTCAACTGATTAGCACTAGCAACAATATTATCCTTCATATGCACCCAAGCATTAGTCATCTGATTAGTAACATTCTGAGTACTATTCCTCATATTATTCAAACTAGTGGTAGTTTGAGTTTGCATCTGATTATATGCTTGTTGATTCTTAGTAGTCATACCAGTCAACAAAGTCTGCTGATTAGTATTCATACCAGTATAAGCAGTAACCATACTAGTACCCATACCATTAAACACACCATCAACAACAGTACCCAAAGTACTGAAAGTATTCATAGTATTCATACTAGTATCATAATTCAACTGCTCCGCATATTGAGCATCAGACTGATACTGAGCTAAAGCATCTTGATTAGCAGAAGAATCCATACCTTGAACCTGTAACATTTGAGCAACTGCCGGATCAAGTTGAGGAATATCATATGTTTGAGATAAAGCATCAGAAACTTGAGTTTGTAAAGTATCAACACTCGGAGTAACACCATCAACCATAGCTTGACCAACTAAAGCTGCATTATCATAAACCTTAGTTGTAGCTCCAATAATAGCAGATGGTAAATCATTCTGGAATTCTGCTTTAACTTGGTCATGAATAAAACCTGGGGAATGCCTTTGAAGTATACTGTTAATACCATTCCATATACTTTGCCCTACTTTTACTGCAGCACTATATGCTTGACCTGCTGCTTTAGCAACTGCATTAACAACATCTAACATTTCAGATGCAACATTACCCGAAGTTCCTTGATGACCTGACTTTTCACCATCTTTAATATTTTTACCTACATTACGACCTTTACTGTTAGCTGTACCATAAGTCCCATCAATCATCCCTAAAATACGGAGAATATCTCCAACAATCGGGATACTATAAATTGCTTGTTTTAATGCATCCCCTATTTTATCTCCTAATGTTTTACCTTTATTTGAAGCTGTTTGATTTCCTCCATCAATTAAGCCTAACATTTGAAGAATGCTTCCAAGAATAGGTATGTTTGCCAAACCAGTTTGTATTGCTTGACTTATTGGTTGTATAATATTATAATTTACCCAATTAGTTATTCCAGTCCATACATCACCAAATAAACTATTTAAGAATTGACCTATGTCAATAATTACTCCTGCAAGGTATCCAAGTGGGTCTGATGCAAATTGACTCCATGCTTGTTGTAATGGTAGAATAATACTATTGTTTAACCAGTTCCATATACTGGTTAAAGCATCTGTATCTCCACTTCCAAGTAAAGCATCAAGCAACATTCCAATTCCAAATTCAACACCGCTAATTAAATATCCTAAGGGGTCACTTGCAAATTGGTTCCAAGCTTCTTGTAATGGTGAAATAATGTTGGAGTTTAACCATTCCCATATCATGGTTAAAGCACCTACTGTTCCAGTATTTAAAAAAGCATCAAGTAACCAACTAAGACCACCCATTACTCCTCCTCCAAGAGAACCTAATGGGTCTGCCATGAAATTATTCCAAGCTTCACTTAACGGTTGAATAATATTATTATTGAACCAGTCAGTAATTTGACCAGCAGTTCCACTTCCAAAGAGAGCATCTATTATCCAACCACCTAAACCTCCTAATGATTGCATAAATATTAAAAGCATTTGCCCTAAAAAACCCCCTAAAAACTTAGCAAGGTTAAATTGTAAAGAAGCTAATAATCCTCCTAAATCTCTAAGCACATTAATCCAATCAATACTTGCCAACCCTTTAGCAACATTTTGACCTAAAGCACCCCAATCAAAATCATTAAACGAATCAGTAGCTCCTTCCAAAGCCCCAGTAATTGTTTTAGATAAATCCTGACCCATCATCTCAAAAGATTTATCTAAAGGGATTCCCTCCGTGAAATATGAATTTAAATCATTCCACCATATTTTAAATTCACCAACCATTGCTTTAGCACCTGCCCACATATCACCTTGATTAAATGCTTTCCAAGCTTCACTTACTTTATATACTTCCGCACTTTGCTCATCAAGGTATTTAGTAGTTGCTTTAGTATCCGCACCCATATCTCTTAAACGGTCTATACGATTACTAATTGATTGGTTATGTTGGTCTAAATACAAAGCTTGTTTTTGAAGTGATTCATTAATAACACGATTCCCTCCTTCAACGCTTCTCGCTAAATTATTAGCTTTATAAGCTGCCTCATCTTCACTTAAACCTAATTTTTTATATTGTTCTTGGAGAAACTGTGTATTTTCCCCTTGGATTCTCATTTCCTGTGCTTTATGTTGAGCATCATAACTTCTTGCTTGTTGAACTGCTTTAAGTGATGCTTGATAATCCATGTTTGCAGATTTAGCCATGTTTGTAGCATGAGCTAAATATTTCTCCGCATCTGCAGAATCCTTTGCATTAGTGGCATTTGCTTTATGTTGTTTAGCACTATTTGCCACTCCAGTCCAGTACTTCTCACGATTTTTAGCATCTTTTATGTAGTCATCACCATTCTCAACCACATCTTGAAAACCCTCAACTGCTTGTTTAGCTCTTTGACAACTATCATAAACTACACCAAATGCTGCTGCTAATGCAACTAAAGCAACAATTAACACAGCATTTATCATTAAACCAACTCCTGCACCACTTTTTAAAAATGCTTTTAATGCTTGAGTTGTACTCATAGTAGAAGCTTCGACAGTACCAACACTTTTATTTAAAGTAGCTAATTTTTGAACGAAAGATAACGATTTAAAAGCAGTAGCATCCATTACAGAACCATAACTTAACAAACTTGCTTTACTCAGGTTAATCTTAGCATTAGTCCCTGCTAAAGAAGCCGTAAGGTTTTCCAAAACTTCCTTATACTGTAATGTTCCTTGTTTCGCAATATTAGTTCCATGAGCCATTAAAGTTAAAGATTGCATCACTCCCCTTTGAGCCACACTTGCACGATTCAAACCTAAAACCCTACTTGCAATCGCCTGACCAAAAGATAATTCTTTACCAATGGCAGTATTAGTTCCTGCAATCCATGCTTTCAACATAGTCATAGCAGAAGTTGAAGCAATAGTTGTTTTATCAAAACCTAAAGCAACACCTAACAAACTCCTACCAAAACCTGCGGAAGCAATCTCCGCCAAACCCATATGTCCTTTAAAAGCAATTAAACCAGTAGTTAAAACACCTAAAGCAGAAGCAACACCTAAAAATTGTGTCATTCCTTGAGTGAAAAAACTGGAATTATTATACCAATTTTCCACAGCACCAAAAGCACCGCTTATTAAATTAAAAGCACCAACAATCCCTGGTGTAATAATACTTGTTAAATCAGCTACGAATTCACCAAAACGATTTTTAAGAATTGCTAAAACATCACTTAAACTTGTTGCTTGTTGAGCAAAAGCATCCCAATTCCTTTGTTCAGCTACTTTATCTAATGCTCTTTGCAATGATGCGATATCTTTTGTATCTCCACTCCAACCAAGAGCTTTTAAATCCTCTTTACCAACACCAGTTTCACGACTTAAACGAAGGAATTCTCCTTGCATAATATCTTTAACTGCAAGATCTGCTTCTTCTGCAGAACGACCTGCACGAAGGTATTCTGATTGCAATCTTGCAACAGTTTTCATCATACCTTCCATTTGCTTACCTGTAAGGTTAAACTCAATACCTAAACCTGCAACAGTTTCACCAAGACTGTACTTATTCATTTTTTTATAAGTACTTACAGTTTCATTTAACTTCTTGTTAAAAGAATCAACTGCATGTTCACTCATGCCCATTGTTTTTTGATAAGCTTCCATTTGGGATTTTGCATGGATACTTTGTTGTGTACTGTCTATGAATCCTTGTACTAATTGGAATGCGAACATTGCTCCAACCATACTAGTGATTCCACGAAGACTGAATAATGTATTGGATAATGTTTTGTATCTTCCATCAGCTGCTTTTGCAGTTTGACTTGATTTACCAATATTATTATTTAAAGTATTAAAACCAGTTGCACTTGAAGATGCTGATTTACCAAGGTTTCCCACACTACTTGAAACTGTTGTTGTACTTGCACCTACATTTTTAATACTAGTACTTGCACTATTCGCTTTTGCAGATAAACCAGTAAATGTGCTGTTTATTCTAGAACCTATTGTATTCAAAGTTGTTGCAGTTGAGTTTAAACTACTTACTGCACTACTTGCAGAACTACTTATTGAATTTAAACTTGTTGATGTTGAGTTTAAACCACTTGAAGCAGTTCTCCCTGCAGTTCCCACACTATTCAAACTACTTGTTAATCCAGTAGTACTTGATTTTACAGTATTCAAACTGGTTCCCATAGTTCTAATACTATTGGTTGTTTGATTTGATATTGAACTGGTTTGTCTTTGTGTGTTGTTTAAATTCATTAAAGCACGAGTAAACTGACCTACACTATTTGCCATTTTACTAAAAATTTGCACTTCTGTTTCAAACTTCTTAACCACAGTCAAAGCATTCCCTACTCTAGTAATGTTTGATGATAATTTAGTTAAAGCTTCACTTGAAACAGAAGAGGTTGACTCAAGTTTATTTAATTCTCTACGGAATGTAGCTAAACTGTTAGCCAATTTAGAAAATGATTTATTACTATTTGCTTTAGTTTGTAATTTATCTATTGCAGAAACTGCACGGTTAATATTGTTTGTAAAATCAGTAGCATCTAATTTTAACATTGCAGTTACGGCATTTCCCATATTAGCCATACTAAACCATAACCTCCTTTAAAAAAAAGTTTAAAAAAAATACTGCCTCCACATTTAAATGTGAAAACAGCTTAAATAATCCTCTTCAATCTCTGTAAAAACAGTTTCTTGAGCATGATAAATACCTTTACGGAGATAAAATTGAACTCCTTGAATTGGATGTTGAGATGTTTTAATAATATCATGCTGATATTCAGCATAATTAAAACCACTCTTCTCATCATATGCTGAGTATCCGAAAGTCATTTCAGTAACTGGGAAAGTACTGCTTAAATCTGTAATGAAACTCCCAATTAATTTACCAGTTTTCAATGGAACTAATGGAGTAGTAACCTCTCTTATAGTTACTGCATATTTAGACTCCATTAACATATCCATCTGCTTAACTGCTTCTTTAGTATGTTCTAACCATTGTTTCCATGGAGTTGTATCTAAACTAAACATATTTTTACGCATCCTCTGTTAATTCCATTACAATATCTATCATTTCAGGACTGTCTTTATCAGAAAATTCTGTATAATTATGAGATTTCTTACCGTTATAAGACTTCTCCTCTTCTTTCATTATTTCTTTCTCCAAATCAAGCAAATACTGTGTAGTGAAAGTATCTAACTCCCAGTATTCCTTTGGAGATAATGAAATCCCCGGAATTCTTCTTACAAGTAAAAAATATTCATCTAACATAGCTTCCTCTATCATCTGAGATACAGGTTTGCTATCTTCTTTTTTATCTTGAGTTATCTCATCATCAGGATTGAAATGATGATTCAATATTGTCTTTTATAATATTACGATAAACTTTATCCACTTCTGCTTGTTTAGCTCCACTTGTACATAAACGGTACAATTCACTTAAACGAGGTGCTATAACAAGGTCTGTTGAGTCTGCTTCTTCTTCAAACTCTTCGAACTCAAATTTATCAAAAATAAGTGTTGCAAATTCCGCATAAGTATCCATTAATTTTTTATCAATATCTTTAAAGAAATCTTTCTCATTCCTCATACTCAACTCATTATCATTGATTAACTTATGCAATTCTTTCTGCAACTGTACTTTAGATTGGTTTAAATCTAAAGATTGTCTGATTTCTTCATCAGTTGGTTCATCCAACTTTTCTAATAATTCAATATGTTTATTGATTGTTTCTATCTCATCATTTATTTCTTGAGAAGCAAATTGGAATTCACGATTTTTATCGGTTAATGGTTCTAATTCCTCTTGTATGTTCTCAATTCTTTTTTGGAAATCTTTCACTGTTCTGTTCGGACATCTTTTGAATTTTCTTTCTTTTCCACAGAAATTTATTTTCCTTGCGTTAAATGACATAATATACTTACTATCCTATAAAATTAATTAAAAAAAAATATAATAAAAAAAATTCACCATAGTTTTTTATGGTGAATCTGCTGGAGCAACCCCAACATTAAGATTTGCTAAATCAGTACGGATTTCAGCTTCAATGAAACTATCAGTACCATTCTCTTGTATTTTACCTTCTAAAACAATTTGTTTTGATTCATCACCTGCTTGGTCAGAGTCACCTGCAGTTAAAACAATTTCAGGTATTTTAATTGTAGTGGTGTAATATTTACCAGTTCCAGTTCCCTCTGCAGATAATATTTCCGCAGATTTCATAACAATCCAAACTGTTTTAATATCATTTTCTTCAGATACATTTGTAGCATTCTTATCATTACCCATGAATTGATATTCAAGGAATTTGGTTGCTTCAGTCCATGGTACAGTAGCACTGAACTCTGCTTCACGGTCACCTAATACTTTAGTTGAAGTACCAAAATCATCACTTGAACATGGTTGAGTTTCAACATTGTTATTAACATTCAAACTCCATTCAATGAAACAAGGATATTTATATTGCTCCAAATCAGTTTCCGCAGTATACTCTCCTTGAGGTGCAATATACAAGGTTACTTCAGATGGTTTTGTGAATACTGTTCTTTTAGGGAATACTCTTGCAGGATTAGGCTGATTAAACTTCGGATAATTACTTGCAAAAGTTGCAGTGTAAGTTGGAGCTTCCTCATTACTTCCAGTTAACTCAAACTCGTTAAGTAAACAGTTTTCATATACAAATGCATCTTTAGTTGTTTTTGCAAAACCATTAAACACAGTACAGAATAACGGGTCTTGTGGATTGGTTGCATTTTGTGCGAAGATATAATCAAATACTCCAGTTGCTCCATCTACAGTTGATTTTCTCACTTTATGTGAAACTGCATCTTCAGAACCTAATAATAAGTACCATATATCCTCCCAACCTTCTTTATACCTTGTTTTATCTGTCCATGATGGGGCTGCAGTTGCAGTTGCACGATATGCACTCATCTTAGTAGTTCCAGTACCCATGTGTCCTTCATCATCTTCAAAAGTTATTTCTTTTTGATGATCAAACTCAGTTCCTCTGGTGAGTACTTTCATACCTTTAGATGAGTCATCATATCCCATTCCCCAATAATGGTAAGTTAGTGATGGTGCTAATTCTCCCATATTATTTATTCTCCTTTTTTATTCTTTTTAGTGGTGTTTTTATTGAAATCAAGTTTTACAAATACTCCAGAAGCATTTAATGCATTTATAAGTACTGCATTTTCATCTGGAACTTCTATAACTTGACCTTTCTTCAAATTATCTTTTTTGCTCATTATATTATATGCTAATAATTCCAAGCAATAGGTGTTGTTTTCACCAATATATTTAAATTTCATACTCTACCTCAAAATTAACCTTTAATAAGTTTGAAAAGAATGTTTCATTCATTTGCCCTGCTTCTTTCCTTGCATTAAACATTAAAACACTTAATTTACCCGAACCAGTGTCTTTTATATCATAAAAATCCCCTATCTTATGAGATAATTTCGCCTGATTTATTGTGCGGATTAATGCTTCCTCATAATCATATAATTCGGATTGTAATTCTCGTTTATCCAATGTTTTAGTATGCAATCTGATTTCCAAATCTCTTTTATACCTACTGCACTCTGGTTTTGATGATATGGTTGTTTTCAAACCAACACGAAATGATATTGCTGGTAAAGAAATATTCGGATTCATTTCCGATTCATCATAATACACATCAACATCATGAAAAGTTTCAGAGTCTTGTATAATGTTTCTTAAATCAATAAGAATCTGCTCCCAAACACTCATCTCAAATCACCATTTAGACCAAGTGTAAGTAACTAAATCATCCATTACGAATAACTCATCATCATCAGCTATTCCCTTCATTTCTTTATAATCAGCTATTGCTTGGTCTACTTCTGCAAACAACCACTTACCATAAGATTTAGCATTTTTCTGCTCATCATTCATGATTCTTGCTTCAAATTCCCATACACTCAACCAAGCATACCCTGCAGCAGCAGTATAAACATGGTCTTTTAATTCAAAAGGCAATTCTGCTTCAGTAATATGCAATCTTGAAGCAATATAATACCTACCATTCTCAATAAACCTATCTAACTGCTCAAGAGTATACATAGTATTATCATTACGAAACGCAATCTCATGAATAATATAATTATCCTCTTCAGGTGCAACTAAATGACAACTTCTAATCCCAGTTAAATTCCTTGAAGAATCCACCATTTGCTGGGACTTCTTCAACTTAAACACAACTTTAGTTGGAGTGTTCTCCGGAATAGTTACAGGGTCTTCCACATTTAAAACAAGAACTGGACTATAACCTTGCAAGTATTCGGACAATTCAAATCGAAGGTCGGATGTTGAGAAACTCTTATCAGATTCCAATAAAACAGTAACATAATCTATCCCTGAAAAAGTTTCACGATTAGTTTCCCATAATAACTCTCCAGTATACGGAACATTATTCCCCTCACCATCTAAAAAATATTTCTCACAAGGGTAAATCCTATCAACTCCATCAAACTCAAGAAAATGCAAAACCTTGTAATATTCTTCCATTCTCAACACACTAATCCCTCCCTAAACTTCTTTAAATTCAAACTTTTCAAAATTCTTCCCATTTGAAACAATTAAATAAACTGCTTCAGGATTGCGAACAATACCCATTCCTCTAAACTCTTCAGGTTTACCGAAAGCTTTAGTTAATTGAGTCTTGTTTATTTTAACATCTTCTTTAACGATGTGTTGTTCATCAATCTGCTTTTGCAAATCTTCTAATTGTTCATAAAGAAATTTAGGAATTGGGAATCTTCCTTTGAACAATTCCACAAACCTAAACTTCAAAGGCATTTAACTACCGCCTTCTTGTGGTTCAGATTCTTTACTACTGTCTTGGTTAGTTTGTTGAGCAGTTTTCAACTCATCAATCTGTTTTTGCAAGTCTTCTAACTGCTCATAAACTCTTTTAGGTACTAATTTACCATGGTACCATAAATCACGGTATTTAAATTTCAAACCCATAAATACCTAAACTCCAGTTTGTTTTAACATAGCAGTTGGATGTTTACTTGCAATACCCATTTCAGCCCATAACTCAATATGGTGTTTGAATGGGAACATAGGGTCTTCCCATACATTAACATTGATTAAACCACCTTCAACAGTAGAATGGTCTGAATCAACATTTTTATAAATGGTTAATGGTTTAATGTTTTTATCAATACCGTAAACAGTTCCTTTAGGAATAACTGTTTTAACATTAGTTAATTTAGTTCCTTCAGTATTAGCTGGATTAAAAGTATCTAATGCAGAGTAGAATTTTTGAACTTCGTAGTAATTGTCAGTTGGAGTGAATAAATCAGTTAAAGTATAATCCCAACCAACTTGACCTTCAAATGATTTTTTCATGTCAATAATATCTTCATTGATTTTTGAAGATGTTTTCCAAGCCCCATCATTTAAAGTAATTGGATCAGCAGCTGCGAAAGTGTCAATAGCATTGAAAATATCTAAATTAATTTTCCTTGCCATACCATAAGCTGCTCTGTCGTATGCTCTCATTACCTCATCAATGAAACCATTTTCTCTTTTCATTTTGTCAGAGAATTCAATACTGTAACCAAATTGATAAGTATCTCCAAGTTCTTTACTGATAGATGATACTTTAATCTTAGACATTGCACCTAATTCACTCATCTCTAATGGTTCACTCATGACTCCTTTTTGAATGTCATCTTCTGCAGATTCATCATCACGATAGAACATGAATGTGGATGAACCACCTAAATCAACAACTGGGAATAAATCCTTAAAAATTAATTGCTGGTTCATTTTAGTGATAATTGCTCTTTCAATGAACTCTTTTCTTAATGCTTTTTCAGCACTTAATGTAATTATAGACATATATCATCAAACCTCCTTATAAACCTCTGTAACCGAATAAAACCAATACTTTAGGAGCTTTCAAAGCTTCTGCAGTTTCTAATGCAATAGTGGTATTTGCAGTGGTTGCCTTATCGAATACATTATCTCCTTCATAAGCAACAGAATCTCCCATTGCAATAGCTTTATTCTCTGCTTTTAACTGTACAGAATGAGCATAATCTCCCCATAACCTTACAGTTGCAACTCTTCTAGTGTAATTACCTGAAGTAGTGTCTTCTTTAGGTCTGCCACCTTTAAAAGCAGGTTCATCAATCACTTGACCAATGATTTTATCTGCTTTAGCTGCTTTTTTAACAGTCATACTGGTAGTATCTAAAGCCACATAATCTCCTTTTTTAATTTCCTTGGAAAAGAAGAGTACATCATCTTTACCAAAGTCTGCAAAACCAGTTTTTACAGTTACATCTCCTTCTTCAACATCAAATTTAATATCTGTTTCATAAGGGTCGTAGTTTTGAATTTTAACCATATTCTATAACTCCTTTAAAATTTTTAATTTAATTTTAGTTTATTCAACATCGACTCCGAACAAAGCTTTATAATCTGCTTTAAATTCATCATCAGAATACTCATCATCATTATTTGATGATGGGTGTGTTCCTTCAATATCCAATCCAGTAGCTCCCACAGATGGTACTCCTTGACCAGGATTAGTTGGAACTTTATTCTCTTTCAAGAATGTTAATTGGTCATAAGTAAAAGACTCATACTTCTCTGCTAAATCCTTATTTCCACCAACAAGCTCATTAATCAACTCTTGTTTACGAGAAGCTTGTAATGAGTCATATAAATCTGCTTTCTCCTTCAAAGCATCGATTTCTTTTAATTTATTGTCAACATCGGAATAGGAATTTTTAATTTTCTCAATCTCACCATCTCTTGCTTCCAACATTTTCTGATAAGAATCTCTTTCCTTCTCTAAAACTCCCATTTTCTTAACCAAGTCTTCTTTCTCTTGCAAGACTCTTCTTAAAGCATCATCAGACATATTATCATCTCCATTCGAAGCCCCAATACTATTATATACAATTTGGCTTCTTGGTGTCTTTGTAAACCCAATCTCTGTCATAACACCATTCACTGGTTTAAAATATGAATCATACTCCAGTAAATCAAATTCAAAAACTGGACTAAAACCCATACCTTTCAACTCAAGACCTTCAGGTTCATCAGCCTTCAAACAACCATCTTCAACAACAAAATTACTTAAAACACCAAGCACATCATCAGAATGCTCACGAGTAATCTTGGCAGATGCTGTGCTTGAAGCAATACTCTTTAAAAAATCAATATCATATTTAACTGGTTTATTCAAAGATTCCGGATACTTAATTTCACCGGTTTTGAAAATTGTAATCATACTATCCCAACCAATAATTTATAATCACTTGAAAAATCTTCCTTAACAGGTTTCAAAGTACATCTACCATACGGGTGGTCTAACTCCCACTCGTCAATAGGTCGTGGTTCAGACCTTGCCTGACTTCTACACCAAGCACAGGTTTTAGCATCCATTTTACAAACCCAGTAAAACAATGCATTTTCACCATAAACAAATTTAGAAACTTCACGATGAGATTTCTCCTTTGCATTAACCAAACCAGTACCTACAACATCATTAATCCTTTTAATTGCTCTTCTGAAGTTCGGTTTCAAATCAAATGGTGTTTTACCTAAATTCTCCGCATAATATAATGCTTTGGCTTTTAAATCATCTCTTAACTGATTAACTAATGCTTGAAAACCTGCTAAAATAACTAATTCATTATAATTTGGTGAAATGGTGTTCTCTGGTATCTTATACGAATCTAATTCGGAAGAAAAGGTTTTATCCACAGCTTGTTTAATATAATCCATTCCTCCTGTGGATAATTTGGTGTTTAACTCTTCCATATCCTTTTCAATGGTGTTGATTAAATCTTCAAGTGGTGTTTTACTATACTCCTCATAATACTCTTTTAGCAATAATAAGCACATTAATATCACAAATTGCTCATCAGAATCATAAGCATCATTCGGAGCGAAATCAAGAGGCAAATAATCATCTAAATAAAACTCATCAGTCGACTGAATCTCCTGAACCATCATCTACCTCCTCATCATCATCAGATGAATCTAATTCATTCTCAACAGTATCCTCTTCAGTTTCAATACTATTATCAGTTTCCAAATAATTATTATCAAGATTATGGTCACCAGTTTGGAAATTAATCCACGCACTACCTTCAGGTTTACCCATCAAAGATAATTCTCGATTAATCAAATCCCTTTCCAACCATCTTTTAAGGAACTCTTGTAAAAACTGAATAAGCAACACATGACCATTAGATTCAGAAGTCAACTGAACCTCCGCAGTACTACGATTAGAAGACTCACTACTGAAAGTGGATTCAGGAGTAATCAAACCTTCATAAATTTGACTTTTCAAAGCTTTAATATAATCCTCAACCTTCGGAAGAACATTATCCCCAACAACATCCAACTCCATACCATAAGGAATCAACAAAACTCCTTTTTTATGGTAATCACTTAAGTCTTCAGCAACCTCCTGCTTACGAACCTTACTCATAGATGTTTCTTTACGATGCTCATTACCAACAGTTAAAACCATAACATTAGCAGACTTATGCACAATCGCCGGCAACATACGATTCAACGATTCAATCTCATAAGCCGGATCAATCACATTCTTAACTAATGACTGACCAACACCATCAATCTCAATAAAAATCGGATTACTAATATCCTCCGCTTTAAAAGAAACTGTTTTAATATCCTTATTCTGATACAACTCCCAAAACTCTAATTTATCCCAATTCTTTGGAATCGGACTATTAACAGCAACCAACTGCATATACCCTAATAAATTAGCATTATCATCATATAACTTACGAATAAGATACTTCTCACCATCAAAAGCCAAACTCCTCAAATCAGCATGACCATTAACAGTAACTTCTTCATAAAAAGCCTCTCCATCAACAATATTCTTCCAAGCACCATCATAACACATTCCCTTCAAATTCCATATTTTATCCATGTCAAGAATATGCTGTACAGCCTCATCATCAGTACCATCAATCGTTAAAGTAGCAATAGCCTTCAAAATCAAATTATTTATAATACCATACACTACTGGGAAGTGAGCTGCTTTTCTACGATTCTTAATAGTGGGATTAACTTTAGGTGGGCAATACTCAATCCAATCCTGTGGGATTTCCCCATTCTTTGAAACAGTTACATCATCCAAACCCACATTAAACATAGAATTAGGTTCAATATTCTTAGCAGTAAACCTACCCTTAAAATTCTCTAAAAAACTAATAAAAACTCACCTCATCCAAATCAACAGTACCATCACATTTATACGGACTATTCGCCCCCAACATACCATAAATACAATACATCATCGCATCCATAGCATGATCATTCAATTTAACAGGAACATCAAGAATAGTTCCATCACGATTCTTTCTCCAAGTATAAGACTGAATCTCTTTAAGTGTATTCGGACATTTATCTTCATTAATATGAATTTGAGTCAACTTTGCCGTGTTTATTTTAGCCTGAACATCTTTAACAGATGGTTCAGTATACAATCCCCATTCATTTAAATTCATAATACGGTCAGGACTTGCAGCATCTCCAAAACATAAATCAATATCACTAATCCCCAAACCATTACGAGCCAACATAATTATAATCAACTCAAATAATTCTTCAGTAGTCAACTCTTTCTCATAAATCTCATCAATAATATACGGTTCATTATCATAGAAACCAATTAACAATGCAGCGGACGGCACAGCCCAACCAAAATCAATACCCACACTATAATAATTGAAAGTTTCACGAGTATCAGTATCCCAATTCTTGAAAATAAGACTGGACAACATACCCCACTCACCGAGGCTATAACGGCGATAAGCATCATAATCAATCTCTTTCAACCTCTCATAATACTCCTTATGGTCTTCAGGCAAAAATGGATTCTCACGAAAACTAAAATGAACTATTTTACCATAATGCATATTATGAAAATACTCATAAATCCAATGGGACGGCTCACTTGGCTGAACAACCAATAAAGCCTGCCTATAAGTCACATCAGCACCAGAACCTCTCAACCTTAATTTAAGCTCCAAATAAGTATCACGGTCAATTTCCTCAGCCTGTTCAATATAAATATAATCCAAATTCAAAGAACGAACCTTTTGCAAGTCATCCAAACCACTAAAACTCATAGTGGCACCATTACTTAAAATGATAACTCCTTCCGAACGATTCTCCTCATACTCAATACCATGACTGTCAAGTAACTTCCGAATCTCCAACCAACTAGTCTTCTTCAAAGCAGGCAATGTCTTCCTAAAAACACCAATACGACTATTAGGATTATTAATAGCCCAAAAAATCACTTTACTACAAGCAAATATAGTTTTGCCGAAGAACCAGCACTTCCTTCAATAAGAAGTTCATTAGAATCATCATCAATATACTGTGCTTGTTTTTCTGATAATTTCCATTGTGCTGACATTATACCACCCCCTTCAAAAATCTTAATCACTAAGATTCATCTTCTTTATCATTACTTTCCGGTGAAACAGTCACAATCTCAATCTTCTGACTTGTATCAACTTTAGCTTCCACACGGTCTTTTTTAGCCCAACGGTCAGGATGAACACGAGCCAACCACCACTGAGCAGAACCAACATTCCCATCAACCAAAGCAGAACTAGTCACAACATCAACCATCGAAGCCTCAGCCCTAGCCTTAGCCTCCTCAATAGCCAAATAATAATCCTTAAACGGATTAATACCTTTTTTACCATGCTTCATCCAATCATAATGAGTATGACGCTCAATCCCACACAACTTACAAGCCGTACTAATATAATTCCCTTCCTCAATATACTTACACATCTTCTTAGTAAGTGTTTTATTCAACTTATAAGAACGAGGATTAATCTCCGGAACCTCATCAATATTTTTACGAGGCTTATACCTTCTATCCTTACGAGGCATAAAAAAAACAACACCCCCATATATATTAAATTAATTTAACTAATTCCTGGAAAAGAAACACCACAATACCACCAAAAGCAGAAATAAAAACAACAATAATCCACTTCAAAGTATTTAAAGTAGTGGACAATTGAGTTAAAGTAACAAGAACATCCTTTAACTCCTCACGATCTTGAATCAATTCTTTTTTAAGAGAATCAATCTCATCATGTTTTTTATCCAACCTTTCCTCCAGTCTAATTATACGATTTTCATTCATACAATTATCACTCATGCAGCTTCCTCAACTAACTCTTCAGCCCTAACAACTCTTTTCTCTTCACTGAACTGTGTGACAAAGAAACCAGCAACCAATACTATTAATTGAACTAATGTTTGATATTCAATTGGAACACTACTTATTAAGAAATCTTTATTAGTGACTATGAATATTGCAATAAACGATAGTACTGTTACAATTCTTGAAATATCCTTATATGATTTCAATCTAACTACACCTCCCCATCCAGTATATTTTTTATTCTTTCTGTCAGTATGGATTCGAACCATACTCTGACACATAATTGACTTGACTTAACACAAAAAGTAATACTTTATCCGTAAGGCAGTATTACAAACCTGACACACATGACACAAAAAACTGACACACACAACACAAACTGACACAAAACCCAACACAAATGACACAACATGACACAAAAAACACCATATTTGACACAAACCGACACAACACTGACACAACGAAAACCCACGAGAAGCCTCCAAACAAGAAAAGAAGACCACACATCAATTTTCACCAATTTGCGTCAAAAAAATGTCAACACACACCCCCCCCCAAAAATTACTATTTTATCCTCAGTGTACATAAAAGAGTACCAATGTACAAATATGTACATTAAAAAAAATAATAACTATATGAACTATATATTTATCATAAGTTCTATAAATACACATACCCCTATATATAAAAAAATAATATATAATATTTCGTATAAGATGCTGATAAAGAAAATAAAAAACCCGCAACCACACACCCCCACAGGGGGGGTATGGCAGAGCCACCCACCATAAAAAACAACAAATACACAACCACCCCAAAAAACACACAAACCACACACCGACCAATCCCAGCGGTTTTATATTATCCTAGGAAACTTATAAAATATTTTTATGGATTTTTTGAATAAATCATGGTGTTTTATGGCGTTGATGCTTGTTTAAGGTGTTTTTTATGAGGTTTAATTTTTTGTTGTAGCGTGTCGGATATAAGATATGATATACTATACAAGTATATAGTATTTTTTTTCTACTGCTGCAGTAGTACTTATATGTTATTGATCAACTTTATTATGTCAAGCTTAAGCTATCTTAACCGTGCCATCTATATATAACAGTATCATATACATTAACTTAACCTATCTTTAATTAAACAGTACTACTTGACTAATTAAATTAACAGTTGACTTGACAACAATATATTTAATTAACTGATTCATTCATTAAACAGTATAATAAGTATGTATACACGGGGGGGCGGTGCTTGTATATGATGTATGCATATAGTATATTTTTCCTGCTGCTGTTATGGTGCTGATTGTTGTTTTATAATAATATATTGTTAGTATTGGCGCGTGGTGTTGGATCCTTTATTATAACAGTGTCAAATATATGTTACATGGTGTTTTAAAAAAAATTGATATGCTAATAATGTATTAGCATATCATATATTATATTATATTGCTTAACAGTACATCGTACTGTTAAGCATTTTATAAATGTATCGTCAAGTATATTGACGTACTTATAAATTTTTATGATGTTATCTTTAAAAATAACATCGATCACGTCTTGACTATTTATAAAATTTTTTATTGCTGCTATGCCTACATCTTGTCGGCATAACATATTGTTTAAATACATATATTAACACGTCCTTATTTTTTTATAACTACTTAGTAGTTACTATTACTTTATAATTAGTATTATATAAATGTTTCTACTACTATTTTATTAAGTATTACAAATATAATATAATCATAAAATTTTTTTGGAGGAGTAGATTATGAAAAAATTTAAAGATTTAAAAGAAAAAATTAATAATAATAATGAATTTATTAATGATACTGATAAATTAACAAGTATTGTTAATGAATTTAAGGGGCTTAGTTCTACATCTAAGGCGTTAGACTATGTTAATAAAAAGGTTATGCCTGTTAAAATAGGTAATGAAAAAATAGGGGATGATACTATTATTATTAATACTAATCACGCCCTTAACTGTTATTGTAGTAAAAAAGGCTACTGTAATATAAAAAAAGATTGTTATGCTAAAAAAAGCAGTAATAGGTATGTTAATAGTTGTATGTATAATCTAGCTGCAGAGATTAACTTTAAAAATTTATCAGTTGAAAAAATAATAACTGATATTGAATCAGTAGTTAAAACTGCTGATAATGATATTAAATTTATTAGATTTAATGAGGGCGGGGATTTTATTAGCTATGATATGTTTAAAAAGGCTAATAAGATAGCTACTTATTTTAAAAACAAGTATGATATAGTTAGTTATTCATATACTCATAATATTGAATTAAAGGACAATATAAAAGATATTGATAACTCAAATATTGTTTTAAATTATAGTTATGATGTTAAAACGTTATTAGATGTTAAAAAATGTATTGTTATTAATAAATCAGACATTTATAATTATATTAATGATGATAATAATTATGTTATTTGTGGCGGTGTCTGCAGTAACTGCAGTTATTGTAAAAATAAAAAAGAAAAAAGGACTGTTATATTTGTTAATCATAAAAATAAATCAACTAAAAAAATATTAAAGGAGGTGTTAAGTAAAAAAGATTTAATTAAACTTGATGCTTTAAAATTAAAAGATTATAGTAATTTTTTATTAGATATGATTTAATTAGCTGCAGTAACTGCAGTTTATATATTCAATATTTGTTATATATTGAATATTTGTACGTTGTTAAGTTATTAAGTTAGATTTTTTTAAGGATCTACTTTTATATTTTTGTAGATATTTAATATTTGTCTTATGCTTAATAAATTTATAGAATTGTTGTTAGCGTGTGTTAGCTACTTGTATAAATGTATATGCTCAAAAGTAAAGACTTTTTGGGAAATATACGTTCAAAAGTAAAGACTTTTTGGGAAATATATGCTCAAAAGTAAAGACTTTTGTAAAACTATATGTTGGAAATTAAAGACTTTTTGAAAAATGTATATCTTCAAAAGTAAAGACTTTTTATTGGGAAACATTTATATAGTAGTATGTGCATAGTATTAGTAACGAGTTGTAGTTTGCAATTCAAAAATTTTGTTTAAAGGATGTGATTAAAAATGTTTATTAAAACAGTATACAGCGTAAAAGAATCAAGATATGTGCCTGTTGATTGGTGCATGAGTAAAGAAGAATGTAGAGTTGGTAGATACCATGAGAGAACTCTTGAAGCAGGTGTTTCATCTGTTCTTGAGGAGTTTGATTGTTTTGATTTTGTAGGTGTGCATAACACTTATGAATCATTGATGGCTGATGTTCTTGATTACAGTCTTGAAAATGAAGAGTGTGATTTTGATTTTGTTGACATTGATAATGAATTGTCAGCAAAACTTGACAATCAGGAAGAAGCAGCTTGTTTCATTTTCTGCGATGGAACTGGTGAAAGTTGTGTTTTTGATTTTGAACAATTCAATATGATTGCGGAGTGGGATATTGAAATGCATCTCAAATCAGTGTTAGGTGATGATATTGATAGTGAAGAAGTATTTGATGTCTTGGATGTCTTCTTTGATTTGTTTGATGATGAAGAGTTAAATGTTGAAGGATATGATGATGTTTGTGAGTATTTATTCAAACATCATGATTTATTCAATTGTGTGGATTTTAAGTCTTTTGTAAGGTCTTATTATCCATTATATGGGTTTAGGAGGTCTGGAAATTACTTAGTTGATGATTAGGTAATTTCCATTTTCTGAAAATTTGAAAATCTGGAAATTCTGGAAATTTCGGTTTTCTGAAAAACTGGAAAATTTCATTTTCTGAAAATTTGAAAATTCTGAAAAACTGGAAATTTTTGGATCATGAATTTCTGGAAAATTATATATATTTGAAATATGAAAAATTGTTATTAAGGAGTGATTATTTATGTGTGAATTATATACTTTGATAAAAAATGAAGATGATAAAGAATGTTATATTCAATTCTTGGTCTATGATGATGAGGAGTTGAAATGGGTGGGGGATAATGGTGAACCTACTGAGGTGCTTCAGCAGTCAGGTTGGAGTTTTCAAGATGAGGAGTACAATGAATTCTTTGCAGAGTTCATTGAAGAAGCAAAACAGTTAGATTTATTGGAATTAACTGAAGGCATGGCTTCAGGAGAAGTATTGGAAATCCATGACGGTTTAAAAATTAAAAAGGAGTGATTAAATATGTTTGAGTATAAAGGAATTAAATTTGATACATCATTTGATGTTAAAAGTAGGAAAGTAGCTTTATTCTTTAAAGATACCTGTCCTAAAGAATGGGATGCTTTTGTTGCAACTGTAAATCAATCCCATTTGTGGATTAAAAATGGGAGAGATTTGGAATTATGGGATATTTCTCCTGATGCAGATTTTGAAAAAATCATTGATGATTTAATTGATGATTTATCAAAATTTGAGTATGAATAGGTGTGCTATATGCCTATTAAAGTGAATATGGAGTTGTATCATTATATCAGCTCCCAAAAACGTGAAAATGAAAGTTTTGAGAAGTGCATTATCCGCCTTCTCAAGGCTTTTCCTGTTTCTGATTTTGAAAAAGGTCAGTTCAGGCGAAATGTGGTTATTTCACCTGAAGCAGTTTCTTTTATTAAGGAATATGCTATTACAGAAGGTGAAACTATTGAAACAATTTTAACAAGGTTGTTTCTGAAAAAATAAGGAGGGAATTATTATGAAGAAAAGAGTTAGAGAAATTAGTGATCGTGAAAAATATGAGAACCTGATTGATGAGTATGTTCAGTCAGGCTATAAAATTACTCGTGATGATGGTGATTATTGTAAGTTAAGGAAGTCCTCATGGGGCGGTTGGGGTTGGAATATTATTATTTTTGTTTTAACTGTTTGGTGGACTTTCTTTTTAGGGAATTTGGCTTATATGTTGATTTCAAATCAGCTTAATTCTAGATTGGTGGAATTGTATTACAAACCTGAAGTAAATGGAGGGGATTTAGTTGAAAATCAGTAAAACTCATTTTTATGAGAAATGGGAATTAGAACAGTTAATTAGGGGAGTTGGAAGATACTCCTTTTGATAGTGTTGCTTCTGAAATTAAGGATTTTTTAAGTGTTAAAAATGATGGGGAATACTTGATTAATGTTTTAGATGATGATGCGGATATTATCAGGATAAAAGAGTTTGTAGAAGGATAAAAAATTCATTTTTTTATTTTTTTTTAGGTGGGAATATAACAAGGTTATATTTATGAAAAATAAAAAACGAAGTAGGTGAAAAATGTAAAATTACAAATGTAGAAAAAACATAAAACATTTTTCACAAAAGCTACTTCACCAAAAATTTTTTTAAAGGACGTGATTAAATCATGTATATTAATCACATGTGCAGTACTCTGCACATATTATCTTTTTTTGTGTTTTGTTAGTATTTATATTTTGTCATTGTGTGGGTGGCTGTGTTTGAAGTAAGTGTTTTAATTAAAAGGATGGTTGATTAAATGAGTACTTGTATTTGCAAGTGTTGTTTTAATTAGGTGGTTTTTATTGGAAATTATGTGTATGGTGTTTTTTAATGTTTTGTTGGTGTTTTAGTGTACATGAGTTTAAGGATATGTGTTTTTGTTTTCAAACCTGCGTTTGTGGAAGAGTTGCAGTACTCACAAAAAAACAGTGATCCTTATATTCCTCATGGCACGATAATTTTTTTTTGAAAGGTCGCTTTATTTTTTTTGTATAAAAAAAGCAGAAAAATCATGTGCAAGTTATAATTTATTCATTTTTTGTATATATAATTATCTATTGGGGCAAAGTTTATATAGTAGTTTTGATAAATGTGTAAGTGTACATAGAAAAAATGTATGTGATTGTGTGGAAGCTTTCATATAAACTTGTTTTTTTATGTATTATTAGTATTTGAAAGGTCGAAAAAATGTTTTATGTTAAACAAGGCTCTGTAACACCTATTTCAGGGTATGTTATATCAGAGCAAGATAAAGAATTATTTAAATTACTGTTAGCGGAAGCTAAAGCTAATTTAAATGCACATTCTCTGACTAAAAAGGAGAGTGTAAAGGTATGAGTGGTTTTTTAACTGCTTTAGCGGAATTTTGGAGGGTGGACAATAAACATGGTCTTTATCCTCAAAAGGATAGTTTCAATTTTAGAATAAACTATTCTGGCGTAATCTATTTTATGTTAACTGTTTCTATGTTAGCGACAGCTATCTTCTTTTGCATCAGGTGATGTGGAATGGCGGATATTGTTTTTAATAAGGAAACAGTGCAGATTTACAGGGAAAATTGTAAAGAACTCAATAAAGTGTATGATGAGAACTGTGAAGCAATGCATGGTAATGTAAAGTGGATTGGTGAAAAGTTCGATGAGCTTTTCAAGGATAAATTCGGTGTGACTCCTATTTCTGTGAAAGTAGATAAAAGGGGAACACAAGTGCTTGTTAAAACTGGTATGAAGAAGATTACTTGTTTTAGCAGTGCGATTTTTGAAGAATATGAAATTAGGTTTGAAATATTGGTTAATTTCAATAATGAGCTTGATTTTGTGTTCTATATATAAATTATTAAAAAAGTAGTATAAATTTTGATGAGATATGAGTTTTTCATTACTCAGTTTTAAGAGGTTTTAAAAGAGTTTGATTTTTTTAAAACCTTATTTTTTTATTTTAAATAGTATAAAAGGAGCAGAAAAAATGGTGGAATTTATAAAACCTGAAGAAAACAAAACTTTTGAACCTGATAGGATCACAAGTACTTTGTTTCTATCAAGTATTAAAGAATGGTATAATGAGGACGGAGTCCCTGCAGGCGTGGAAAAAGTAGGGAAACCGTATAAAGGGAAATCCCTTGCAAAATGTGGGATTGTTGTTAAAATAACTGTTTTAGATATGGAAAAATGTTTAGGACAAGTTATTGAAGAGGGAAAAGTTAAAAAAAGGTACATGAGAGAAATTGATAAAGATGTACCTGTCACAACTGAGATAGATGCAACAAATGAAATTGTTACTTTCTTTTTTAATGCTAGGAATGTTAAAAGAGAGAAGAAACTTTCCGAAGAAACTTTGTTAGGCTTTGGTCCGTTAAGTAGTGCATATTCATTACTTAAATGCGGTTTAGAAGCTCATGGTGTGGAAGTCCCACCTAAAAAACAAATAAACATAACTGCTTCAGAAATGAAGTATTATCTTGAAGGTTTAGAGTTCACTGTTAAATATGGGTATTCTGGGGAAATGGACGGAATCAAACCATACAGTTTTATGATTTGTGAGAACGGGGAAGCACCTGAAGCGGTTGAATAAAAATGGCATGGGTGACAATTGCGGATATGCAGTTAAGATGTGTATCTACTGAAAAAAAGGATAAACCATATCGGTATGAGGAAAAAACTGATGATGGGGTGTCTATTGTTGCTCATAGTAAATCCTCACCTACAGAAGTAGGTGGGGGTGAGTTACATCAGTATTTGAAAAAATACGCAACTCAACAAGCAAAAAAAGAATTGATTGATGAGTTGGGTGATGTAAGTTATGTGAACTCTGCAATTCTTGAAGACAGAGCAGGAAAACATTTAATCCAGTTAAAAAATGAATTGGAAGCTAATATGGAGAGTACTGCTCAACAAGATTTTCAAGAAGAGCAGAAAAAAGAGAAGGAGATACAGGAGAAATATGATACTCTTGAAGCATCCTTTAATGCTTACTGTGCAGAGTATAATATGACTCCTTTAGAGTTAATAGTTGCAACAAGCCATTGTTTAGGTGTGGGGAATCCAAGGGAGATTATTAATGCTTTTTTTGGATATTTCCAAACCTATACAGGTATAAAAGCAACAAATGTAATTGCGGTGGGAAATCAAGCATCAGGAAAATCATTCATGTTAGAAAATGCATTATCAATGATACCTGAAGAACGTATACATAAAGGAGTTGATAGTGTTGCTTATTTCTTCAGAAAATACAATGGAAAAGATTTAAGCGGACACATCTTCTTCATGGGAGATTTAGGTGGAGATTTTGACAATAACAAGACCATAGAACTGAGAGATACCTTAAAAGAGTTAACAACTGATGGATATAAAAAAAGAGGTATTGTTGACAAGGACAGCATGGAAGAAGAAGATCAGTTTGTAACTGGTAATCCTTGCTTGTCATATACAACTGCGAATGAGGAGTTAATTAATGATCAGGAAAAGTCAAGGTCAATTATTTTAACTCCTCAAATTTTAGACAGTGAAAAATTAATGATTTATAATAGTGTTCAAGAAGCACCTGGGAAATTTTACACTTCTTTAAACTTAATAAAACATATTACAAGGAGTGTTCAAGGTTTTGCTTTCAATTATTGTGTTGAGGATAAGGATTTTTTCAATCCGTATATGTTCACTATTGAGGAGCATTTGAAGAATCATGATGATTTTACGAGAAAGATTCAAGAGTATGAAGCTATCTTGAAGATTGTAACTTGTTTGCATCATCCTTTTGAGTTATCTCATGAAATATATGTTGACAGTCAATTTGCAAAGAAACAAACACCTATTGTGATTGCAAGTAAACAAGACAATATTAATGCATTAAACATATTCAGCTCATCAAATCTTTTGCCAGATGAAATTAAATTTGCAAATGGCTTGATTGAATCATATGAGATAGTTCAACAACCTACCTTAAGTAAAGAAGATTTTGATGCAGATGTGAGAGAATGGATACTTGATTCTTTAGATGCTAATTCAAAAGATTATGATAACTTCGCTTATAATTCAAAGATTGATGAAGATGATGCTTTTTTGAAGGATTATCTTTTTAGTGTTGAATCTTTGAAGAAAAAGCATAGGAATAAGCAATGGTTCCGTAAAAGTGGTGCTAAACAAGCAAGTAATCGTTTACAAGCATTGTATAATGAAGGGATTCTTGTAAAAGTGGGGAAATCTACTCATGGGAATATGAATGTGTATGCTTTGAATACTGGTATGGATAAACCAGTTGAGGAGGTTATACCAGAATTTAAACAATCTGCTTTAGATAAAGCAGTTAAATTGTTTACAGTTACATATCCGGATAATTCTGATGAATTATTAGATTTCCTTAAAAATGATACTGCTTCTAAAAAATCATTATTTGAAACTGTTGAACCTATTGTTAATGATTTACCTTATTTGGATGGTGTTGCAGATGAATTATAGTCAATTATTCAAAGACAAGCAACATACAATCACGATTAGACATCGTGATAAGGATTATGCTGAACAACGAAAAAATTGGAACAGCAAAATATTTGAGAAAACATTGCAAAATCAAGATGATAATTCGGATATTTACATTACAAAATATCCCAAAAATAGGATGGTGGAATGTATTATTCTTGATTTTGATTCTGAAGATATTGCTGTTGCTTTTCAAGATGTTGAAAGGCTAAAGAATAAATTAACCTTGGAAGGGCATAATTGTGTTATTGTTGAGTCTGGGAATAAAGGATATCATCTTTACATTCAAATAAGTCCAGTATTGTTTGCTAATGCTGAAGATGAGCAAAGAGGAATTAATGATTGGAATAAATTTTTTTCAGAGTTTGTTCATTGTCTGATATTTTCAACAAGTTTGCAAGAGTCACATCTTGAATTATCTACATTGGATGATGTGAATACTAATGCAGGCTTGACTGGAAATATTCGTTTAATTGGCAGTAAACATCCAAGTTCACATAAAACTTGTAGAATAATTGAAGGTTCTTTTAAGGAAATGCAAGAACCTACTGAAAAGCAACATAGAGCATTAAGATATGCACATAGTAAGTGCGAAATAGTTGAACTAAATAAAAAAAGGAGAATTAAAAAGTTAAAAATAGATGGGTTATCAGACCCAATTCAAGCAAATGACTTACGAGAAGTCCTGCCACAGGTAACTGGAGAAGAAATTAAAGTATATGACCGAGGATATGGTTATATGAAATGCCCATGGCATAATGACAACAAACCAAGTTTATTAATAACTAAAGAATGGTTTAGTTGCAGTGCCTGTGGAGAAAAAGGAAATATATGGACTTTAAAGAAGAAAGGGCTTGTAGAATTCGATGAAAATGGGAGGATAATATGAACTTCTGCTGTAAAATAGATGATCGTGAAGACAGTAAAAGAATTGAATCAGCAATGAAGTTCTTTAATGAGAATGATGTGCAGACAAAACAAACAAGACTGCCAGTTGGAGATTACTTATTCAACGATAAATTGGTCTTTGAATGGAAAACACCTTCTGATTTTGTGTCCAGTATCATGGACAGGAGGATTTTCAAACAAACTCAAAGAATGAGGCAATATCCATTCAGTTATATTATCATTGTCGGTAATGTGTATCAGCACTTAAAAAACCAGTATTTTATTAGGAAAAAAACTTCTTTAAAGGAGTTTACTATGAAAAACTTGTTAGGTGCTTTAGCAACATTGTTGGAGCATGATAAAGTAATAATGGTTGAAAATAAGAATCAAGCATTCACTATTATGACTTATCTTGCAAAGAATATTTTAGCAAAAGATAAGCATGAACCTATCGAAAAACCAGTTTGTAAAATGAGTGATAGTGTGGGAACATTCTTATGTTGTATTGATACTATTAGTACGAAGAAAGCAATTCTTATTAAGGAGCATTTGCGATTAGAAAGTTTAAGAGATTTATTGGAGGTTACTAAAGAGGATTTGGTGGGAATCAATGGTATTGGTTCGAAAACTGCTGATAAAATAATTGGAGAAATTGGTTAGATGGTTTATGAAGTGGAGTATATTAATGGGAAATGGTGGATATTGAATGATGGGGAGATAATCAAGAGTATTGGTGGTTTCTGTGAACCTATCTCTCCAGCAATAATTAAAGAGGCTATTGAAGATGAAATTGATTTGGAACGAAGAAGAGGAATGTTTTAAGAACGAGAATAATAAAGGGAAGCGATACTGGTTAACAAGGCGTGAAGCAGAAAGAATTATTCAATGTCATGCTTTAGGGTATTCTCCACAGGAAATTTATGAAGCGGAGAATTTTCAATCCACAAAAGTAAGTACTTCAACTATTAGGAACTTCATCAATCGTTTTGAAGATGATGAAGTAGTGTTTGAAGATAAAAGACAAACAATACAAGAAGAAGTAACTGAACTACATAATCGTGTTAGGTTATTAGAAGATTGGAAAGACAAGTTTGAGTTAAACTGGTTAGGTAAATTGTTGTTTAGGGGAAAGTGAGTGTGGCTAAAGGTAAATTTTACATATTCCCAGTCAGTGACCTTCATTTAGGTCATGAGAAATTCAATAATGAATTTTTCAAATTTTGGGATAAAACATTCAGAGAAACAAGTAAAAACAAATGCATTTACTTGTTAGGTGATTTGATTGACAATCCTTCTTCACGAATTGGTGCATTTGACAGCTCTATGAGTACAGAGGATTCTGTGCAACAAGTTATTGATTTATTCAGACCACACAAAAAGTATGTTCGGTTTTGTGCAACTGGAAATCATGAAAGAAGAACAAAGAAAGATTTTAATCTTGATGTGACTAAAATTATAGCTGAAAGATTGAGTGCAGAGTATACAAGTAATGATTTCTTTGATAAATTAGAAATCAATGGTAAAGATTTAATTGTTTATGGAAAGCATGGTACTCGATTCAGTAAAAGTCCCCAATTAGCAATGAGAGGTTTTATACAGGATATGAGTAGTATTCATGCAGATTTGTGTATGATGGGGCATAATCATTTTAGCGAATTTAGTAGTAAATATATTCGTGATTATAATGGTGGTAAAAGAAGGTATTATTGTTTTACTGGACATTTCCTAAATTATGAGAATAGTTATGCACATAATCAAGGTAAAGACATGAGTTTATGTGGATTTCAAAGATTAGAAGTCACAAATAATGGTTCAATCAATAGTAAAAATTATTATTTGGATGAGGTGAAATAATGAAGTTTTCATTATATGAATTTTCAGCTTTAACTAATTTTTTAAAAGGAGTTAGTAATGTTGCTGATGAAATAACATTCATTGCTTCTGAAGATGGTTTAAAATGTCAAGTTGCTTCCAAATCCATGACTACAATGTTTGAAGTGTTTTTTAAAAGAAGTTACTTTGAATTATTTGAAGTAGCAGACAATGAAGCTATTAGAATAGTTCCAAGTGATTTGTTTAAAATTTTAAAAACAGTAAAGCATGGAGAAAGCATAATATTTGATGTGGACTCATATGAACTGCATATTATTATTAATGGGGATCGGAGGAGGAATTTCACTATCAGTTTACTTGATGAATATGATACTTTTCGAGAATTACCCTCCTTTGATTTAAACATAGAATCAACTGTTAATTTAGATTTTTTGCTTGATTCCTTAAAAGATTTGGATTTAATGGCAAGTCCAGTGGTAATTTTAACAAGCGAGGATAATGATTTAAAATTCTATGGATTAAATGATTATAAAGGAGCGGTTGAATGTGCAGAGTTAGGAGAAACAAATAATGATGGGAGAGCAACATATAATATAAATAATTTTAAAGATGTTATAAACTTCCCAGACATTTCAAATGAAGTTAAACTCAAATTTGACAATGACTATCCAGCAATATTTAAATTTGAGAATAATGATGTTGAACTAACTACTTTAATAGCACCAATACTGGAGCAGTAAAAATGATTGGTTATAGTGATCATGGAGTTGGGTATCTTGACCCTGACCGACATGACCCTCAGATTTTGTATATGATTGCAGAGGAAAAAGAAGAGGAAGAAAAAAAAGAAGAATATAAAGAGGACAGGTTGGAAGATGTTGGTGTCTTCTTACATGTTGCTTTTGATAAATTATTAAGTTGGGAGGAATTAAATGAAATTTTTAGTGATAAATGGTGGTGAACACACTGGTAAAGATGTGTTGGCTCAGGCATTAAGTGTTTATGATGGTTTTGAGTATATTGAACCGTATACTACTGATGAGGAGCATAGTCGTATTTGGAATACTCCTTATGTGAAAGCAGATAAAATGAGAGTGTTAATGGGAGAAAATGTTCCTTTAGTATCTACATATGTTCATGATGAAATATATGTATATTTCAAAGAAATGATGAGTGAAACTGGTTTTAATGTGTTGATTCTTGATGATGATGGTTTAACACAATTATTGAATAATTGTCCTGAAGATTCAATTATTACTGTTAGAATTGCAAAACCGGATGTTTGCTCTTGTAGAACTGGCAGTATGTATTGTGATGATAATTTTGATATAGTGATTGAGTATGATGCTTTTATAAGTGATTCTGCTCATGCAATTAAGGAGTTTGCAGACAATGTGCAGCATAAATGAATCATATAAAGAGTTTGTTAAAAGAATAATCCAAAATGGACACTGGACTTTTAAAGATGGTAAAGAAATCCTTGAAAATTTAGGGAACATAATAAGAATTGATAATCCATTAGGTTATTCTCATAAAGCAAAATATGAATTAATAACCTCTGGAGAATTAATAGATGATATTGAGAAAGGAGAGTTTGATATAGATGGATGTCCAATTAATGGTCAGTCTTTATCATATTATGTTAAAAGTTTTAACAGTAGTGATGTTGGTGGGTTTAAATATACTTACCCTAATCGTATTAAAGAATACTTTGGAGTCAATCAATTTGAAACCATGGTTGAAAGATTAATAGATGATTTAGGGTCAAATCGTAGTGTTGCAGTTACTCTTGACCCTAAACATGACTGCTCCGAAGAAGATATTCCATGCTTACAAGTGTTACAAGCAATTGTAAGAGATAGGAAATTAACTATACATTGCTTCTTCAGAAGCAACGATATTTTCGGAGCATACTATAGTAATATGTATTTCATCACTTATATTGGTATGTTACTTGTTGAAGAATTAAATCGTAGAGATCCAGTCAATGCAAATATTGTTTTTGATGGAATTTATTATTATTCCAGTTCTGCACACATCTATAAAACTGATTATAATAAGGCTAAAAAATTGGTGGGATTATGATTTCTGCAGAAGAATTAAGCTTGGAAATAAGAGAGTCTGATGACTCTCTTCATAATATTTTTTTAAAGAATGGTTTGAGTTTAGCAACTGCTTTTAAATTATTAGAAAAACGTAAAGGAAAAACTGCTCCTAATGGGAGTAAGGATTATGTTTATCTTAAAAGAAGAGTGTATGTTGTGAAAAAAAATGATGTTAATTATGGGCAGTATCAAACTTTAGAAGAAGCACAATCAATTGTGAAAGAATTAAAAAAATATGATTGGGATAAAAACAAATTATGTGACATTCAAGAAGATTTAGAGATTTATGAATATAGTACTGTCCCATCAAGACTGGCTTATAGTAAGGTTTATAAAAGACATGGGTGTTTTATGTTTAAGAATTTGAAAAGTGACACTATTAAGGGTTTACATAGGCTCATGCATGAAAATGGTTATACTTTAAAAAAATCCCCTAAACAGAAAGGAAGGTCATAAATAATGAAAGCGGAAACAGTTGCATTAGCAGTAAGTAGATTTAAACTATCTCCGAATCATAAGTTGAAACTTGTGTTTAATGGTGCGGAGTACTTGTATGATGATTCTATTATGATAGAGTGTAATAATACTTGTATGACTTTATCTTCAAAGTTAGATGATGGGAAAATATATACATTGTATATTGAATATCAGTTCATTCAAGGAGTTGCAGTAATTGAAGGATAAAAAAGGAATAAATCTTCGAATATCTGAGGATTTGTTAAAGGAGTTTGATGATTGGTTAAGTTTATTTCTTGAAAAAGGTTATGATATTAATCGTAGTGATGCAATTTCAGCAATATTAAGTGAATATATAGAGCAAATGGAAACAACTGCACATATGGAATCAGTTAAAACAAGTGCTTATGACTTGAAATTACTAATTGATTACTATTATAATAATTATAATCTTGTACGAAGAAGGAGTAATGGTTCATGAACAAATATTCAGAAACATTGAAAACAATTATAAAACAATTCCATACTGGAGATTTTGACAATCTTGAAAGTGCAATATGGAATGCGGAACAATTACTGAAAGAATATAATGTGAAATCAGCATATGTGGATAAAGAATATAAGAACGGTTTATTAGTATGTGTTTTTTACGCAGATGAAGATATGTGGTTAGCAGAAGGATTACTCTTAAAAGAAGGTTTTATTATAAAGGAGAATAAGAATGAATTGTGGGTTACCGGAATTAAATAAAGAAAATGTTATGTTTATTCTTGATAAACATATTAAGACATTAGAAATTATGAGATATACTCTGGGAGATGAAATTACAAATATTGATGAAGATAGTATAGCTTCAATACGTCAAGTAATGTTTGCAATATTATGTGCGAAAAGCATTAGAGCAGACATGAGAGAATTACATGAAGAACATACTATGTATAGTAGGAATGAGATTATAGAGTTACTTGATGAAGTCAATACCCAGTATGGTTCTGATTTAAAATTAAGAACAATGAATATAATCGTTGCAACATACCTAGGGAGCTTGTATAAGGATATCTATAAGTTAGATGCTTGCTCCGGATATGCAAAGTATGTTTTTGATGTTGAAGAGATAATGCCATTCTTAAAAAAGAAGGTAGAAGGAAAATGAATCAGTTAAACGAAGAGATTAGAGTTATTCAAACTCAAATCTCTTATTTAGAAGATAAATTATATCATAGTAAAAATTTAATGTCTGGAGAGCAAATCAGAAGCACAACAGACAAAATAATTGAATTAAGACAAGAATTAAAAGTAAGATTAAAACAAATTGAGGGATGAATATGTGTGAATCACCAGAAAAATTACAGGAATTATTCTTACAAAAAAGAGAATCATTGCTTGGGAAATGGGTTACTTTAAAATTAAATGATGATTCTGTTATTAAATTACGGATTGAAGGTGTTGGTGGAAGAGCAGTTAAATTAGGTAAATTTATGAATTATGATAAAATATTTGAAGAAGATGATTTAGTTGCTAAACAATTACTTGAAAAGGTGCAGAAATTATGATGAAAATAATATTATTAACTGGTGAAAGTGGAGTGGGTAAAACAACCATCTCAAAGAAATTATGTGAAGATCATCCGTTTCATGAAGTGATGAGTATTTCAACAAGACAACCACGAAATGAAGAAGATGATGACCATTTTTATATTGATAAAGAAGATGCTTGGGATTTCTTTTTAATGGGAGGTATTATAGCTTCAACAGTTTTTGGTGGGGAGTTATATTTCACAAATTCAGGTCAATTTCTTGAAGAGATGATTAATGTTTATGTTGTTGATGATTTAGGTGTGCTTGATTCTATAAATTATTGGTTGCCGAGAGGTGCGGATATTTATATTGTGAAAATTGTTTCTGATAGGGGATGTGACCGTAAACATAGGGATTATCAAATATTGCCTGACTGGTGTTTTGATTTAATTATTGAGAATGATGATTTAGATGAAACTGTTGAGAAAATTAAGGAGATAGTATTATGACTGATTGGTGGAGTATATTAGGTGGAGGAGCAATAATTGTATTGTTAGTATTTATTGTTTGTTTACCGTTAATTTGTACGATTATATTAGGAACTTATCTTGCAACAATTTTAGGTTTAACTGGTGTTGTTTGGTGGAGTTTCGTAATCTTATTTTGGATAGTGTTAATGTCATTAATTACTTTTTTAGGAAAGGCAAAATAACTATTGAGAGGAGGGTACTATGAGTGTTTTAAGCGATAAAGATATCCTTGAAAGATGGGAAGAGTTATTTCCGTATAATGATAACCTATTAGCTTGTTTACAGAATCGAGTTCAACCTGCAAGTGTTGATTTACAGTTAGATAAAGTACTTAAAAATATTGATGGTAAAACATTCTATTTAGATGAAAAAAGTATGTATGTATTGCAACCTGGAGAATTCATATTAGGTTCAACAGTAGAATATGTAAACATACCTCATGATCTTGTTGCTCGTGTTGAGGGAAGGTCTAGTATTGGAAGGTTAGGTGTGATGGTTCATGTGACTGCTGGTTATATTGACCCTGGTTTTAGGGGTAATATTACTTTGGAGTTGTTTAATTGTAGTGATAAGCCTTTTCAGTTGAATTTTGGTGATTATTTGTGTCAGATTGTTTTTGAAACATTAAGTAGTCCTTGTAAACATCCGTATGATGGAAAATATTATGGTGATACAGGTGTTGTTTGCAGTAGATGGGAGTTGGAAAAATGATTGATTTAGTAATAATTATTTCAATCATATTAGGGGTTATTCTTATAGCTGATATTATTTTAACATTTAGGAGTATAAGAAAAGAACCGGAACGATTTGCTGAAGCAATAAATAAGATGAAGTGGGAGAGAACTGGGAGAACTACATTGAAAACGAATATTAGTTTCTTAAACAGTGAACTTAATATTTTACTTCATAATGAAAATGTCTGTGAAGAAGTAATTTATAGTGTTGATAGGGAGATTTCAATGTTGCATAGTAAAATTAGTTTAATTAACAATACAAATTTGGTTCAAAAAGTGGGGCATATAAATGATTCCCAGAGAAAAACATTAAGATTTAAACCAGAACTCATGGATTTACTAAAAACCACTGAAAAAAGAGCCACAATAAGAAAATCAGATAAAGGATTGAAAAAAGGAGATGTTGTGAAATGTGTGGCGACTGATGGGAGTTCAAAAGCATATCGAAAAGTAAAAAAGATTGAACAAGTGAAATTTAAAAACTTACATTATAGACATGCTAATCGTGAGGGGTATCATCATGTTGAATTGTTGAAACAGGAATTAAAAAGTAGTTATCCAGATATGAATGATGATACTGTTTTATATCAAATTATATTTGAATTACCAGATTTTCCTTGGGAGTTGTTTTAGAATGTATTTTTATAGAATAGAAGTATATCATTCATTTACTGAACCAACCTATATGATAATGAGCCATAAGTATTATTTTGATAATTACCAACTAAATATTATTGTACAGGAAGCATTTGATGAATGTATAGAGAAATACTCCAACAAAACATCATTAGATGAAGGTGAAGAACCATGCAGAATGGCAGTTGAAATCATTTTTGAAGAATACCTTCCTGCACAGTTACAAAATCATGGATTTAGTAATATTAAAATTGATGAAACTTGCTCTATTATGAATGGAGAGTTATTTCTTGATGATGG